TGTGATTATAGTTGAACCATTATAGTTAACATCTAATCGGATCTTTTGATTCTTTTGAATGAATCTAAAAGTAGTTCTTGAACAAATAGCTCTTGATGGTCTAACACCTGTTGCTATTTCTACAAGATCTTGCCATCTACCTATGTCATCTACTGGATTAGAGTTGGTAGTATCTGACCATTTAGCAGTTCCAGTCAATGTTTCTTTGTTACTTACAGGATGTCCATAATCAAGTACGATATCTCCATCTGCTGTAACAATATTAATTGCACCCTGAGCAAGTAATTGCATTCTCATTCTTTCTGCTTGTACATCTGCACCGTCTACAAGACCTGAAATGTTTCCATATACATTGTCTAGTATAAGATTTCTCCATTGTACATTAGCTGCTGACATTGCCATTAATAGGTTCTGTCTATCTTTTTCCTTTATTACTACTGCTTCTTTGAAGAAAGGCATTTCCTTTGTTTCCTGTGTGATGTCTGCTCTTAAACTTCTAACTCTAACTGATGTATCGAATTGAGAAGGCTTTAGAACGATAGGTTTATTTAAAGCACCTTTTATCATTGTAATGTCTATACCCATTTGTTTCTTAGCTGGAAAAATTACTTTACCGACTGTGTAAACTAAAGGTAAACCGTTTATGAATTCTGAAATAGATTCTGCGTTTAGTACTGTTGTGATATCAATCATATTGTTCAATCCTCCTAAAATTTATTATTATACTACGAATACTAGTTGTGTCATTGCTGCTTTCTGTGCAGTGGTTGGTGCTACTGGAAGTGCTGCCGTTAATATTTGACCATGTATTACAACCGGTACGCCTTCTGTTAATCCTGCCGCTACTGCATCAAAGTTAACATCTTCTAAAACTACACCATAAGCACTTGCCGCATTTGCATCTGCCGCTGTCATTCTAGTACCTGCTGCAGTTAATATTGTACCTGCTAACACTTTAAAATTACCATTAGCGTCCAATATTGCTACTTCTTTAGCAACTTTAACAGTTACTGAAACGAAATGCAATGCATCTCTAAGTAAGTTTGACGAACCTGTTCCGAATATTGCCTTTGTAGATTGTTTACTCATAATCGAACCTCCTAAAATTTATTAATCTTGTGGGAAAAACTTTGATGGATTATTATTGTTAAATGCTCCAGAACGTTGTTTTGCTAACATTGCCCCAATTGAAAGTTTTTCTTCTTTACCTTTTCCACCAGCACCACCAATTGTACCAGTGCCTCCTGTTAAAACCTCTTCTTTCTCTTTTGCACCAGGTATTTCTTCTTCTTTCTTTTCTTCCTTACCAGGAATACCAGGAACTTCATCTGCAGTGAAAAGATAGCTATCGGATTCTTTTAATTTCGTAAGCTGTTCCTTTAGTCCAACTACTTCACCGTCTTCGTCTAATGATAATTTAGTTCTATCTAGTAAAGAGGAAACAATCTTTCCATTTTTAGCTTTATTAGCTTGCAGTGCAACAGATATTCTAGCATCCATTTTAACTCCAGTCATTGCCACTTCATTAGCTTCCAACTTAGTTTTCATTGCTTCGAATTTTTCTGTTAACGCTTCATTTCCTTTTGCACTAACTTTTAAGGCATCAATATCTTTACCTAATTGGTCATTTTGTTCTTTATACTGTTTCCGTTGCACATTTACCTCATCAAATCTTGCTTTGGGCAAGTAATTTGATTCTTTTTTAGAATCTAATAAGATTGTTACATCCGGATTTGTCGTAAGAGCCGCATTGACCTGTGTATAAAGATCTTCACCTAATAATGTTTTTAAATCCATAATAATACCACCTTCATCTCGCATTTTACGCCTTGGGAGGCTTGTATGAATCCCTACAGTGCAAGATTAAACATCAATTGCTTTGGACATTGCAGTCTCGGTTACTGTAGGTACTAACCACGGGGGAAAGACATTATCCATGTCCTACTTATAATTATAAACGTGAACTAATCACATTACAAACAACATGACGGGTTTTTTAAACTTTATTTTTTCACGCAAAAAGAGGGCTCTAAATAGAGTCCTCTTACTTTCACTTTATATAATTTATAGTGTCGATTAGTACCTTACATTCTGTTCTATTGGTCTTAATTCATGTGCTGTCTTATTTTTCTTAATACATTCATCCATAAATGCAATAGATTCGTCTACATTTAAGTTATATTCCATAGACGGGAACGCATCCTTAAACCTATCGTAATACTTATCGATTCTATCAAAGAATATGCTATCTTTATTCAATTTTATTACCTCCTATATTATATATTATACACTAATATAATTAAAAGTATACATTATTATATTAAACTAGCTTTTACTATCTTTTCATATGCCTTGCATGCTTTCGGGAACCATTTCTGCATTCCTTCTAATACTTTTGGGTCCATATATGCTGCAGTCATATTAGCAAAGGTTTCACTTGCTACTTCACTCATCTGATTTCCTCTCGTCCAGTAATCTGTTGAATGAGCATAGCCACCTTGTACTTTATTAAGTGTTAATCCACTGTAAGCATCAGATACTCCTGATAATACATGCATATCTTCTCTTAATTCTTTGGATATTTCTGAATATTTATCTGTTATACTTAAATCTTTTCCATATGACCTCAACTTAGTTAACATGTCCTTCTCTATGGCATCCTTAAATACGGCATTATCACTCATTAATGTTCTAACGTCACGCAGACCTGGGGAAGTAGTTACTTTTGCACCTGCATCGTCCATTAAATGTCCAAATTCGTGATGGAATACTGCAAATTTTCCTTGTGGACCTTCTGCATCTTTTGCTAAATTAATGCAAATACTCTTACTATTTTCAGAATAGTATGCCCCTCTCTTTGCATCTGTAGTTAAGAATTTTAAGTTACTGTCATTCTTAGCATAAAAATCTCTCATAAACTTAGGAGCTTCTTTAATTGATTTATTAATTTGCTCAGAAGAATTAGTTAGTGCCTTCTCAAATTTCTTAGTCATATTAGCGTAAGGGTCACCTTTCTTTGCTTTAGCTAATCTTGCTAATCTCTTAGCTTCCTTAGCATCTGCTATTGCCTGTAATCTTTCCTTCTCAGCCTTTGCTTCTGCCTTCAATCGTTCATAGTTTGCTCTATTTTTAGCTATTCGTTCTGCTTCTACTTTATCTGCTTCTATTTTAGCCAATCTTTCTTTTTCAATTTTAGCTGCCTTACCTCCCACATCACTCAACGGTTTAAATCCACCCATATCAGCACCATTCTCCGCATACCATTTATCTAAAGTAGTATTTGTACCACCATTGGCCCAATCGTGTAGCTGCTGTGCTGCATCCTCTGTTGATGTGGACATTGCGGGTGTTGGATAACACAATCCATTAGGATGTTCAAATGGATAATCGTCAATAGCAAATATTCCATCACCGTTGTGCCTAGCATTACTATCACAACTATCTGTATGCCCATGCATTCTAGTACTGTGATTGTTTGATAGGTTCCACTTTAATCCTTCAATGAAAGGATTCTTCTTACAACTCATTTTATTTGACAGGGTAGATGCATGAGTGTTAGTAGTTCTAGCCATCCTTAATGAGTTATATTCTGCCCCACTTGATGCCCCAATTAGTTTGTTAGATGGAGCACCATACTTCCTTTTACTTGGGTCTACATACTGTTCAAGTTCTTTAGCCATATCAACTGCACTTTGCCCTCTAGATAATCCAGCTAATACAGTTTGTTGAATATCATTACCAGTCATATTAGCCATACTCCATATCCTTGCATCTAATCCTTTACCATCTTTGTACACATCGCCATTGATTATTCCTGCCATTGCATCATTTGGAATACTATTAAACATATTCGCGAACTTTGCATTAAATCCAGCCTTTCCTCCCATATCAGTCATTATATAGTCTTGTAAATCCGCAGGTATTGACGCGGCAGTAACACCGTATTTTTCCATCAACGGCGTTACTTGACTATATATATAATTAATATGTTTGGACAGCATTGCCTTAGTAACTGTGCCACCGGACTTCCTAAACTGTTTGACTAAATCATTTCCGGCTTTGCTATAAATGTTAATCAACTTCTTCTCTTGTTCTGCCTGTAATTTCAGAAACTTATTTCGAGATTGCTTGTTTAACGTGTCCATATATACTGACATATATTAGCCTCCTTTAACCATGTCTTCTTCCTGCTAAATGATTCTTAGCCACATTGGCATTCACTTGCTTAGCTATATTGTTTGCAACTTCCTCACTAAATCCTCTTGATCGGGAATAAGCTTCTAACTGGGGCATAATACTTTCGTTAGGATTACCTACTATACTAGACGACAAAACCGCTGATTTGCTTTCTAGTGTTTCTAATTTGTGTAACACCCTGTCTACATTAACCTCTAACTCATTTAGTGCTTGCAGTGCTTTAGTAGTATCTAACGTTACACTTATATGATAGTTTCCTATGCTTTCCGTCTTTGATTTTCTTAACTCTGTGAATGCTTCATCTATTCTATCACGTTCCTTATCTTCCATTGATTATCGCTCCCCTTTACCGTTTAATTCATTCATCATCTTTCTTAACTTCTTTTGTAATGGTTCCCTAAACTGCGTATCAGTATTTCTTATTTGTACTTGTAACATCCTACATTCCCTATTCGTAATACATACAGGAAATTCTGTTTCACAATGAGGACAAATAAAATAGGTTTCTCTTAATCCATACCCAGGTACCTTTCTCTCTATTACATTCTCAGGTTCTATTTCTACTTTCTTGCCGCATTCTCCGCATGTCACTATCATCTGTTATAACCGTCCTTTCCATACATTCCTATCTTACTAGGCGATTGTATTCCAAATACTCTCATCATGGTATTCTTCCATTGTCTGCCTGCAATACGCATAAATTCTGAAGGTGACTTTGCTGTTGCTAATTCTTCATTCATTTCTTTCTCTAGTTGCATTGTTTCTTTATTATACTTTGCTAAATCACTATAGATCTTCTTCTCTTTCTTAGTTAATTCCTTAGGTCCAAATGAACCTTTGTATCTGTTACCAACTTTGGTGTACATTAGTTCCACCTATCCTCTCTATCATTCCTCTGTTTGTTTTTATTCTTTCGTTTATTTTCTCGATATATGTCGTGCTTAACCTGCTCCTTATTAATTGCTCTTTCTTTTTCTACTGTTATGTCAAACATAGTGTGTCTACTCCATTCTTTCATCTGTACACCTTTAAATGTTCCCTTAACTTTATTATACATATCCATCATCTCCTCACTTAATATATAGTAATAGTTTCTAAATATTAAAGTGGTTCGTTAATATCTTTGTTTTTATATTAAGTAGGCGATATATGGTAGGTACAATTACATTACCACATACCTTAACCTACGAGAGAACAGTGATGTCAGTGGCATATTATAGCTATTCTACGGGAATTGTAGTGTTTTTACTTGGAATTGGAGTATCAACTACATTATTGTTAGGATCTGTAATTAAATCTCCATTTGCACCCATGGTATACTGGTCTTGTACTGCCGATGCCATTTGGAATTGTTCATCTAATATTTGAATATATTCACCCTCAACATCTTCCTCGTCTGAAAAATCTTTAATGTATGAATGAATACTTCTTGTCTTACCTGCTACTTCCTTCATTGCAGTATCTTTATCGTCTGACATGTCTTCTGGCAATGGGTAATTGTGCTTCAATATAATTGTATAGTCCAATGATTCCCATTCAGTTTTCCATTCCTCCTTATAGCAATCCAATGTAGTACAGGATTCTATAATAAACTGTATTAATTCTATGATACTAGGTTCCCAATCGTGCCATTTCTCTTCACACCTTGCTATTAAATCAGCGTACGCATATCTCATTGCTTTGGCAGAAGGTAAACCTTTTAAGTCCTCGGGTAATGGCATACTCATTATCTCATGCATATCATTATCTATTCCTTTTAAGAATGCTTCAACTGGAACTGCTGAACTAAAAGAACTCTGTGCCTTCTGTACACTTGCCTTCTGTGTATCACTAACTGATACAAGAGGTACTAATGCATTTGGTGCTATGTGTGCCTTGTTAACACTTTGTTCAGTGGCATCTATGATATATGTCTCACCAAACATTTGAAATCTTAAAGCATCATTGAAATCAGATACTCTGTGATTGTATGCATCTTGAGGACCTTTTAAATCATTCACATCTGATTCTCCTATTATGTCACCTAATACTCCTGCATTAATTATTACCCAAGTAGGTAACTTAGATAACTTTGTATCTACTTTAGTAAATGTATACTTCTCTATATCTGATATCCCTATAAATGTATCTGTTTCAAGCCAGCATGTTTTAGTTTCAGGATTCATTGTATAGATATACCTGTACCATATCTGGTCATCTAAGTCAGTACAATCAATAGTAGACAAATCCTGTGATATCATTACAACCTTTTCCAAAATCTTAGAACTTGATTTGCTACATTCAAAATGAAAGTTCTCTATTGGTTCATAACATATAGTAATTGGTTGGTTAATGTTTGCCTCTACTCTTAACAGTACTCTCTTCTTAATAGATGCTGATAGGAATGCTTTCATTGTATCATGCCAGAAATCATTCTTTGTTAGTACCTTATCTATAAACTGCCTCAACTCTTCCGTTGCCTTCTTGTCCTTGTTACTTAATGGTTTCAATAATAAGTCAGGAGAACTACCAAACATAAATCTCTTCTGCTTATTTAGTAATGGCTTTATCTTATTACGGACGTGAACACTTGGCTTATAATCACAAGTGACATCTGGTATCCATGATTGACCTATAAGTGGTGGGTCCTGTACTGCTCCTATTTCATCTGTGCACTGTCCTCTATATATATACTCATTCACTCTGCCATAATATCTCTCCAGCATTTCATTCTGTGGTAACCCAAGCATCTCATCCTGTACTGTGGGTGTTAATAGTACTGTGTCAAAATCTGTTAGCATTGTATATCACTCCTCTGTTTAAATATAAACTCATATCACTATATTAAGTATACAATGATATGAGTTTAATTACAATCAACCTTAATTATTTTCCTATTGTCTCCAGTTAACGTTGGCTTATTTCATTTAGTAGTTAGTACGCATTATTTTTCTATTACGCAACAAACTTATTCGGTATATATACTATGGCAATATTCACCTAACGTCATAATTGGAGCATTATTAGCAATTAAATAATCTGCTATATCTGCAAGAGTTTGTTTGTCAGTATGAAGTGCCGTTGTCGTTGGTGCATCATCAACATAATGTATTAAAAATATTACGGGTGTTCCGAACAGTATTGCATCATCTATCCTTGCTTGCATAGTAGCTAACGTATTTTTTTCTAAAGTTAAAATTGTAAGATTTAATAAATCTTGAATTGGCTCAACATTGACTGATTGTGTCGCTGTTCGAGCATATTTTATGCCTACATCTTTAAGAACAGTGTTCCCTGCATTAGTGCCTACTGGATATATAAACACATCATTGTATTTAGTAACCCCAACACTGTTTAAATAATTTATATTTTTAACCACTTCTGAATATACTCCTTCATATGATAATGTGCTTAAATCCGGATGTGTATATGAATGATTTAAAATATCCCATCCATCATTATACATTGTTTGGACTTGTGTTGTGGTCATATGGTTAGCTAAATTCATCCAAGTGCCAACTACACCTAGAGAGCCTTTTATATTTCGTGAAGCAAATATGGGATATGCAAGGTCATATGCACTAGAAAAACAATCATCAAAAGTAAAAATAAAACAACTTCTTCCTACGGCATTTTTGCTTAATTTAGCGAGCGTGATTTCTGCTTGATACCCCGCAGGCGAGTCAAATCTAAACTTCACATTTTTTATATTGGCTAAATTTGGAGTTCCGTAATCATTTGTCATTACGCTCTTTTTAATTCTAACAACATTCCAACCATTTACAAAACCGCCACTTGCTATACTAGCACCTAATATATACCCATTATTATCAATAAATGATATATTCCCAAAGGTTGGCTTTTTTAAAACATCTAAATATAAAATTAATTCAATACTTGTCATATCGCTTAAATCTACACTTAACGGCATTGTTTCTGCCGAAGTAACACTTACGGCTGAACTCGTAAATTTAACAGCACCATTACCAATTTTATAATTAATAGTATCTACAGTGGCAGTGCAATTGCTCAATGTTCTACCATTTGCTAATTGAAAAGAATCTAATAAATAACCACTATTTGTATAAGCATTTTTTTGATTGTTTCGTGCTAAGTTGTTTTCATATGAAGCTATAATATTTTTGCCTACTTGTGTCGCATTATTTGCCAAACCCGTATTAAGTACAGTTAACGCTGCCTCATTAGCTGTGTTATTAAACGTTGCTCCAGGTACTCCTTGGTCACCCTGTACTCCTTGCAGACCTCTTGGTCCTTGTGC